GCAGCAGCCAATCGCTTGATTGCTTCCTCTGGATTGATAAACGTCATCATCATTTCTGGACCCATGGATTGGCTGATTGTGCTCAAGAACATCATGAGACTTTCACGATCTTGACCACGGCCAATGCCTTCGATGCCCGCAATGACGGTTGGATAGACAACCCCCTTGGGCAGCTTAGGCAGATCACCCGAACGTTGAAGAGTGAATAGCTTACGTTGGAGGTAGGGACGAAGCAGTTCGGCTGTCAGATTCCCATAGATTCCCCCAAGCTGTTCGTTGAGTTCCTGCTGGGTGGCGCGAATTTCTTCAGCAGTAGTGCGTTCACTCTGCCTCACAGTAAGAATAAGGAATGCTTCACTCAGTCGTTGTACCAACTGGGTGATCATCTGGTAGGCAGACGCGAAGTCGGCCTGCTTCTGAACCTGAACAGCCGTAACATCTTCGGCCCTACCTTGAATGATAGCACCGTTGCCAGCCTTTGCCAGCGTTGAAGGCTTAACGGTAGCAGAAGGAGATACCAGAAAGACAACCTAGGCAGCAGCAGCAGAGCCCTCAACCATGGCCTGCATCAGACCTTCGAGGGACTTAAGATCTCCGAGGTACTCTTCAATCCTACCACGACCATAGTCCTCACCATCCACTACGTTGAACCGCAGGGGAAGCCAGGGGCTAGTTGATTTGGGGGCCTTGCCTTCGGATTCAGGCACCACCTCTCCATCTACTTCTTGCCGCCAGCGCCACTGTCCATCCTTGAGCTTGGCCCATGTATAAACAGCAGCCTCGCCTTCACCGACATTTACGTCGATGCTAGGGGTAGAGGCATTGTCTCCAGTATGATTGACTACTTTCTCTTCGTGTTGGAATTGTTCTGGAAGGAACTGTCGATCAATAGATTCAACCGTAAGGATCTCTGTGGGTTGACCCTCTCCATCACGGACGACCACAAAACGGTCAAGAGGATACAACTTCACACCCTTCGAACCCATGTATACCAGGACATTCCCGGTTACAATCAGATGCTTCATTGCCTGATGGAGGACAACACGGTCCTGTGATTCGGCAATGTTTTGCATGACTACCCGCTCCATTTTGGAGAGGCTCAAATCAATCTCTGATTTGATTGTAGCATCAAGATCTGGATTCGAGGCCAGCTTTCCGTCGTTGATCTGAAGCTTGAAGAACGTAGCTGTTACTGGAAACAGGCTAAGCATCAGCTTCGAGGCCATGACGTTAACGCCTTTGGCTCCGATAGATTGCCAGGGGGTAGGAAGCTTCTGCCCATTCACCAGACCCGTTGGGGTGAGGAGATATGGAAGACTTAGAGCTGCACAGTCCCTGGCGGTATCGAGGAAGATCGTCCGGTCACTTGCCAGTTTTGCGTATCGGGAAGCGGCAGACGAGGATTCCATTGTTACTTACCAATGTTGAGGTTGATGCTGCCACCGGAAGTCTCCGGAGCAGAACTTGCTGCGGCACCAGCAGTGGAAGCCGAAGCGGTGGGAATACGAAGCCGACCTGGGCCACGAGCGGCAGCACTCTGGCTGGAAGCCCGCTGGCTCTTGGAGGGACGGATCGTAGTGGGGGCGGTTGAACCACCTGCCATAGGGCCAGTAACCGGGGTAGGGGCCGGTGGAGGCGGCGGTGGCATCTCCGGATACGGAGGCATCTCCGGCATGGGCGGTGGGGAAGGAGCCTGGAAGCACATAATTACACCTTTGATTTGAGGTAACGGATGATTTCAATACATCCAGCCATCCTACCGGATTCCCACGCTGTCATCTCGTGGTCTGGGTAGTTGTCTGGATACATCTCATCGAGTTCAGCAATGAGGTTCTTAAGAGAAATACTCCCCCCAACCACACGGGTCAGGGGAAGCAGGTCTGGATCTAAGTAATTGTCAGCCATACTGAGGGAGGTCAGTGTTAGATGCCTCAAAGAATGCTGGCATCCTGGCACGTTTGGTATCGGATAGGCCCGGTGCCTTACCCCTTTCATACAAGGAATCAGACTGGTTCAACCAGAAATCCTTGTCCAGATACTTATTCTCAGACGAGGACAGCCCATCAACTACCCATCCAACAGTCGCTCTACGAAGTCGATTGAGGCCTGATGTGGACTTGAGGCCCAGCTCGGAGCAGACCATCGAGTGGACCGCGACATGGGTTTGTTCGTCTCGACTGATGTCTGCTGCTGTGGTGCGGATGCCGATGTCTCCCGTGAATCGGAAGAAGGGAAGGATGACGAAGAAGACACTACGTTCAAGGATGGCGGCTTTCAAGAGGGGATGTTCTGGTGCGTCGAGCCATGCCTTGAGGATGTGCTTGGCTTCAGCTTCGAACTTATCGTTGGAGCCGTGAGCCGCAACAACATAGTTAAGAGCTTGGTCGTGACGCTCTTCATCCAACTGATTAGATAGCAGAGCTTGACGTACACCAGGAGTATTAGGTAGCTCCTTTTCC